CCATGCAACAGCTTCATCGCTTGCGTATGGTGATCGCACACGTTTGAAAGGCGTGGTTATATCCCCCGTTTCGTCTACAACTTTCAATTCGTGTGTGGTAGATACTGCGGGGGCGTTGACGGGAACGTATGATATTCCGGGTTCAACGACCTGCACCGTGACTATCGCCAATCATGGGCTGTCGAACGGCGACATAGTTGGGCTTAACTTCACTAGTGGTACAGCGGTAGACGACAGCTATGTTGTAGTGAATGTAACAACTAATACGTTCACTGTAACAACGGCGAGTCTGACTACCAGCGGCAACGTAACCATGTACCCCAAAGTCCTTGTTGAACTGGACTGCTCTTCGGGTACGTCTTTTTACACGTTAATTCCGGGTGAGGGCATTCTTGCAACAGGCGGTTTGTTTATTTTGCTGCCATCTACTAACGTCACTATGACTATTTTTTACGGATAGGAATAGACCATGATGCAGACTGACGTTAAATCCGCCCGTGCCGCAAATACTGGACTGTTGGTGACTCAGATTCCTACGCGCTTGAAATCTATTACGGTAACAAGTGCGACGGTGTCTGCAAGGAATGTTGCTGTCTGCGACCCAACTGTTCAATCGTCTGGTACGTATTCTCGTACAAGTCCTAGTGCCACAATCACAGTCACGATAGTGAACCACGGCTTTGTTACTGGGCAGCGCGTGTTCTTGGACTTTACGTCGGGCACAGCGCGGGATGGCGTGTATACGATTACGAAGACGGGTGACGATACGTTTACCTGTGCGGATGTAGCAACCACGACCACAAGCGGTAACGTCACGGCATACAGCAGCATTGCTTTAGAAATCGACACCTTCAACACCGTTGGTCTACCTATCTTGATTCCCGGCGAAGGTATTTACTGCCCCAACGGTATCTTTGTGGGGTGTGGCTCATCGGTAACTGCGACGGTGTTCTATGGCTAAGACTCCAGCATGGCAGCGTAAGGAAGGGAAGAACCCCAAGGGCGGTTTGAATGCCAAGGGGCGAGCTTCGTATAACGCAGCAAACCCCGGCAAGCCCGGACTTAAAGCGCCGCAGCCGGAGGGTGGGCCTCGTAAGAAATCATTCTGTGCCCGTATGGAAGGAATGAAGAAGAAGCTGACAAGCGCCAAAACCGCGAACGATCCGAATAGTCGTATAAATAAAAGTTTGAGGAAATGGGCGTGTTAACCATGGATATGGCTTACGTTTGGACTGGTGGTCTAACTTTATTCACTGGTCTTTTTGCTTATGTCGCGCATGAAAAGTTTACTGAACTTGCGCGTATTACGATCTTGTTGAACAAGACTCGTGAGGAGATAGCTCGTGATAACGTCACTAACGCAGAAGTTGACCGCATTACTGACCACATTGATCAACGCTTTAACAGACTTGAAGAGAAGATTGATCAGCTTCTTCGCAAAGGATAAGGCATGAAACGCAAGGTTAAAAAATTTGGCAGTGGTGGCGACGTGCTTACTGGCTTAGGCGCTGGCCTTATTGGGTATCACTTGTACAACAAGTACATGGGGGATGATAAGGATAAGGATAAGGATAAGGATAAAGAGCTTGAGGCTGTCGGTGGCCCCGGTCGTCGTCCTAGAACGATTGAAGAACAGACTGGTAGAAAAGCTGAACCGGAAAAGCGTCGCGAGATTGGCGACTATATGACGAATAAGCCCGAGGAAAAGAAGGGCGGCGAAACTCGTCCGGGGCCAGATACAGCTGAGCCTAACCTTGATTACACAGATAAAGTAGTTAAGCCGAAGCCTGCGGTTAAAAAAGCAGCGCCTGCTGCGCAGCCTAAGAAAGCTGAACCTGTTGCGCAGCCTAAGAAAGTTGAGTTACCAAAGCCCGGTGAGTCTAAAGTTGTGGGCGAAGGTGAGCTTAAGCCTTATCCTAAAGACATTAAAAAGCCAGAACCGCCTGTTACTGGTAAGAGTACGCCAAAGGCTTCTGATGATACGTCTAAGAAAGCTACTAAGTATGGTATTGGTCCATACGGAGCATTTGGCAGTGTCCACAAAGCTATTAGTGAGTACAAGACCCCCGCAGAAGTAAGAAGCGAGGAAAGACGTAAGCGCGAGAAAAAAGAGAGCGACGTTGCTGGGATGAAAAAAGGCGGCGTGGTTAAGTCATCCGCATCTAGACGTGCTGACGGTATCGCTCAGCGCGGTAAAACTCGTGGGAGAATTTGCTAATGGCTACGAATGAAGGCACCGACCAGAAGTCGGCTGAGCGCAATCTGCGATTAGAGTATGAGAACCTGCGTAAAGACATGGAGCTTAAGAAAGAAGCCGAAGCGTATGAGCGCAGTAAGCGTGACGAAAAAGGCGAGGCATTACTTAAATTTGGTTTGGGCATGATGGGCAAGCCTGCTGAACCTCTCCCCGGTAAAGGTAAGACCGAGAAGATGGGCGAGAGTGCAAAGCCTCTCCCCGGCAAAGGTAAGACCGAAAAGCTTGGCGAAGGCGCAAAGAAATACGCATCTGGTGGTTCAGTTTCATCTGCGTCTAAGCGGGCAGACGGTATTGCACAGCGCGGTAAGACTCGTGGGAAGATTTGCTAATGCCTAGCGTCTCAGGTAAACAACACCGTCTCATGGCTGCGGTGGCAACAAATCCAGCCGTGGCAAAGAAAACTAAGATTCCACAGTCCGTGGGAAAAGAGTTTATGGAAGCCGATAAAGGTAAGAAATTTAAAGGAGGCGGTGAGATGAAAGAGTCCAAAGCAATGGTCAAGAAGGAGATTGGCTTCATGAAAAAGAAGGGCGCTCCTAAGTCTATGATCAAACACGAGATGAAAGAGGCTGGTATGAAGAAGATGGCTAAGGGTGGCTACGCAGATGGCGGTATGCCCATGGTTATGAAAGACGGTCAAAAAGTCCCTACGTTTGCAGCAGACGGCAAAGGCAAGATGAAGAGCGGCGGCATGGCTATGAAAAAGATGGCTTCCGGCGGTCTGGCTGCTGGTCACAAAGCTGCTGATGGTGTTGCTGTTAGAGGCAGGACTAAGGCTAAGCAAGTGATGATGAAGGGTGGCGGTAAAGCAGGTGGCAAGTACTGCTAAGGGGCCAACCATGATGCTCTCACGCGGGATGGGTGCAATTAGCCCAGCTAAGATCAAAACCATCAAGAAGCGCGATGGGAATGAGCCTGTCAAAGTCTATAAGGACGGCGGGGCTACGAAGTCTCGCGTGAATGAGGCTGGCAACTACACTAAGCCGGGGATGCGGAAGTCGCTCTTTGAGAGCATCAAGTCCCAAGCTACGCAAGGTACAGCAGCAGGTCAGTGGTCGGCGAGAAAAGCGCAGTTGCTGGCTAAGAAGTACAAAGAGAAGGGCGGAGGCTATCGTGGCTGAGAAGTGGATTCAGAAGGCGATCAAAAAGCCCGGTGCGTTGCGTAAGTCCCTAGGAGTTAAAGGCGACAAGCCGATTCCTGCTAAGAAGCTGGCAGTGGCGGCTAAAGCTCCGGGCAAACTAGGCCAGAGAGCAAGACTGGCGCAGACGTTAAAGAAGATGAAGTGAGAATGTAATGCCAAGAGCAAAGAATGCAGTGTATAGCTCTAGCCCCGGTAATCCTACCGACACCGACACTGCCTATGTTCAGCGTTACATAAGGGGAGATGCGGAGATTAAAGACATCCGCGAAAAAGGATACGCAGTACCAAAAGAAGGTGGGAAGCAGAAAAAATATTGGACGGCTGTTAACAGCCCAAATATGAACTACCCAGAAGGTACTAATTTAGTACGCGCTCCTCGCGGCGACGTGAAAGAAAACAAAGCAGTATCTGCTGATAGCTTGGAGATACACAACAAAAAAACTGGCAAATGGGAGCCAATACGCGGTGGCAGTCTTGGCGGTAGCTCAGGTGCCGGTAGTGCAATGGATAGAAAAGAAATACAGTTGGGCGCAGAGCTTGATCCAAAAGCTATGATAGACAGAGCTAAAAGTGAGCGTATGGAGCGAGAAGGAATGAAGCGTGGTGGCAAAGTGAAGTCAGCGTCCACCCGTGCAGACGGCATAGCCCAACGCGGTAAGACACGAGGCAAGATGAGATGAAAGCCCCCCAGCAAAGTTTAAAGTCGTGGACGGAGCAGAAATGGCGCACAAAGAGTGGCAAGCCATCGTCGAAGACTGGCGAAAGGTACCTGCCGGAAAACGCGATCAAGTCACTCAGTTCAGCCGAGTACGCAGCAACGACCAAGGCGAAGCGGGCAGGAAAGAAAGCTGGCAAGCAGTTCGTCGCGCAACCAAAACGCATAGCCCAGAAGACCGCGAGGTTTAGATAATGAAGATTAATAAAGATGTAGTAGGGTCTATATGGCCTAACTATGGCGCGGTTACTGGAGAAGGTAGCTACGGGCAAACTATCAACCCCGATAAAGCCGCCAAGAATGATGCTGAAGAAGCAAAGAATGATGCTGAAGAAGCAAAACGTAAGCACGAGGCGAGGATGAGAGCCCTTAACAAAGTCGACATGAAAAAAGGTGGGCGGGTACGCACAGCCTCACAACGTGCGGATGGTATTGCAATTCGCGGTAAAACGAGGGCTTAAAATGGCTTTCTCAACCAACACAACAGCGTTCAACCCCGACCTCAACGACATATTCGAAGAGGCCTTTGAGCGTTGTGGATTAGAGCTACGTACCGGCTATGACTTTCGTACCGCACGTAGAAGCTTAAACTTCCTGATTGGGGAGTGGGCTAACCGTGGAATTAACCTGTGGACGATTGAACAGGGCTCGATCAACTTGGCGCAAGGAGTGACGACTTATGATCTACCTTTGGATACCGTTGATCTTATTGAACATGTTATTCGCACTGATTCCGGACAGGGCCCTAACCAAACCGACCTGAACATCACACGGATTAGCGTCTCGACCTACTCGACGATCCCGAACAAGTTGGCACAAGGCCGTCCGATTCAGGTGTGGATTAACCGCCAGTCGGGGCAAAAAGTTGGGTCTGAAGGTGCTACGCCTAAGAACCCGCAGATTAATGTGTGGCCCGCGCCTGACCAAGGTACGACCCAGCAACCGTATTACGTGTTCTATTACTGGCGGCTAAAGCGTATTTTTGATGCGGGTACCGGCACTAATGTGATCGATATTCCGTTTCGCTTCCAGAACTGTTTGGTGGCGGGGCTTGCTTATATGATTGCTGTAAAAAAGCCAGAAGTTGACCCCAACCGAATTGCCGCATTAAAAATGATGTATGACGAGGCTTGGGACTTGGCTGCGGGTGAAGATCGTGAAAAGGCAGCGGATCGTCTAGTGCCACGGGAGATGTTTTTCTAATGGGAAATAGATTTTCCAGTGGTAAGAACTCGATTGCGGAATGTGACCGCTGCGGGTTTCGCTACAAGCTAAAAGAGTTAAAGAAGCTGACGATCAAGACCAAGCAGGTTACGATTAAGGTGTGCCCGACATGTTGGGAACCGGATCAGCCGCAGTTGCAATTAGGTATGTATCCGGTGCAAGACCCACAAGCAGTACGGGAGCCACGCAGGGATAACAGCTATTTGCAGTCGGGCTACACCGGTTTGCAGTTGACGTTGAACACAGACTTTGGTGATCCGTCAGGTGGTAGCCGGATATTCCAGTGGGGCTGGTACCCAGTGGGCGGGGCGAGTGGAAATGATGCGGAGCTAACGCCCAATGCTTTGGCTCCTATTAGTGTGGTAGCAAACGTAACAATCACATAGGAGTTGCTATGGATAGCATGAAAAAGGTAGCCAAGGCGGAAGTCAAGGCGCACGAGAAGCGGATGCACAAGGGCATGGCTAAAGGCGGCGTGACTGGCGAAGCTATGCGTAAATATGGGCGTAACTTAGCCCGTGCGATGAACCAGAAGTCTACTGGAAGAGGTCGATAATGGAAAAGATTAAGTCCGCACCGCCGTCGGTGTTGAAGTCTTACTCTGGTAAAGACAGCATGAATGAGATGAATATTGGTGCTGGCGTAGTCACTAAGGGTAACTACAAAGAGCCAAAGACCACTGGTATCAAAATCCGTGGTACTGGCGCAGCTACTAAAGGTGTGATGGCTAGGGGCCCGATGGCATGACTTACAACGAACTGTTTATTGCTGTTAAGAACTACCTGCAAAACGACTTCCCCACAAATACGTGGACGAACGTAGCGGGGACGGGCACTTCTACGTCTAACGGCACTAACCAGATCAACCTGTTTATTCAACAGGCGGAAGAACGCATATATAACACGGTGCAGATTCCGGCGTTGCGAAAGAACGTGACAGGGGTAACAACCGACGGTAATCAGTATTTGTCTTGTCCGGGAGATTTTTTGTCAGTATTTTCCATGGCAATTATTGATGGAGATGGCAACTATGAGTATATGCTTAACAAGGATGTTAACTTCTTGCGAGCAGCGTATCCTAACCCAAGCACTGAAGGGCTACCTAAATACTATGCGTTGTTTGGGCCAACTGTTGCGTCGAACATTATTAGTGATGAGTTGAGTTTTATTCTTGCTCCAACTCCAGACGACGCGTACGACGTAGAGCTGCACTATTACTATTATCCAGAGTCAATCACGGTTGCAGCAGATGGGCGTACATGGCTTGGCGATAACTATTCACCTGTATTGTTATATGGCACCTTGGTCGAGGGCTACACCTTCTTAAAAGGTGAGCAAGATTTAATTGCTCTGTACGACGGAAAGTACAAAGAAGCTATGGCGCAACTCAATCGTCTGGGTACTGGCCTTGAGCGTGGCGATGCTTATCGTGATGGTCAGGCAAAAATTAAGGTGAATCCGTAATGGCTATCCAGCAAGGACTGACAAATAGCTTCAAGCAGGAGATGCTTCAGATGGGGCAGAACCTTGCTACGGATACACTTCGTATGGCGTTGTACACGGCGTTTTCGGATATTGGTCAGTTGACTACTGTTTACACCACGGACAACGAAGTGACGGGTACAGGCTATACCGCTGGTGGTGTTGTCATGACCGGTGTGACAATTAATACTCAGACGACGGGCCCGAATGCGGGCACTGTGTATGTGGACTTTAATGACGTGTCGTGGCCCGGTGCTAACTTTACAGCCCGTGGTGCGTTGATATATAACGTGACGCGATCAAACAAATCTGTAGCTGTACTGGATTTTGGTTCAGATAAAACTTTTACTTCAACCAACAACACCGTCACTATGCCAGCGAATACGGCAACGACGGCTTTAATTCGTTTTCCTTGAGGAGTGTAATCATGCCTATCGCAAAATCGCAAATGGGTGAGACTGTTCAGGCTGGCGTGGGCGCACTCACGACTAGCGA